TCTGCAAAGAGGATAAACCTCTCAGCAGGTAGATCCGTCTGACCTGGAGGGAGAAAAGGTAAGGGCATTAGAGCACCTCACTTATGCCGCCAGTAGCGAACCTCTGGATATTCATCGGCTTCCTTCTCCAGATTGTTTCCTGAGTCTTTAGGTACCTATCCACATCGAAGACCCACACCTTGGTAATTTCAGTCGCTGCTGCAACAGGTATCCCAAGATAGTACTCTCCAAACGTGGGGTCCCATCCTGAGTCGACTAGAGAGAGATCCCCTGTTAGATCCTCAATGATCTCTTGATGAATAGGCAGACCCACAGCTCGAGGTCCTTGCTCATTCAAGAAGTATACCATCTGATCATGGCCAAGGAACATCACTCCACCTAACACATTCCGAATGGAGAAGGGATAGTTAGTCCCTAGGTTCTCAATCCAAGTCACTACGCCTATGGCCTGCTCAATATTCCCAGACTCAAAGGCTCTCATGATCGAACGCTGACGGAACACCGCTAGGAAGTTGGAGTTCAGAACCGCTCCACCTTGTAGCGCATCAATCCCATCGCTTCGAGTATCTACGAGGAACAGCTCTCCTGAACCTTCTCCTGTAAACTCAGTCAGGAGTCCATCCCTCGTAAACGAGAAGACCTGACGATCTCCTAGATCCTGCAATGCAATCAGACGACGAGCGAAGTGAACCAAGTAACGTGCCCCGGGACCTGGAACGATAGGCTCGAACGTTGACTGAGCGGCTCCCGATGATGTGTAAGTTATGCCAGCAGTCTCGTCACTGCTAACTGCCTTATTATTACCGTGAACCTGGATATCTGTAACTATTGCGTCCCACCTCACTCTCCCAAAGTCGATAAACGTCGCGCCGCAGTTGACTCCAGTTGCACCAATCTGCCTCATCCCGAACTTTATGTTAGGGCCAATCAAACCAGGGATAATAAAGTCTATTGGCCCTGCGCTGATATTTCCAGGTCTGGTCCAAACGACAGTAGCAATCACAACGAAGCCGTTCCCGTCGTCAAAATCAACCCAATATTCTATAGTAACGGTACAAGGCTCATCATCAAAGCCGACAACGAAGTTAGACCACGTGTACCTATCGTCTCGGGCTGGTACAACCAGACTCTTATCCGTGACGTGTGATGGACCAGGAGGATCAAGTGGGACGAATCCCGCACTTACCAATCCCGTGACATCATCCTGCGCTACAACGTTTCCAGATCTAATCTGGATAATTTCCATCTCTACCTCATCCAGATCGACAACCGTTGCATTAAAGGTGAACGCTTGATTCCCAGTACTAAGCGGAAAGGAATCGAACCTCGTGGCCTCATGAACTACAGTACCAAGAGGAGAGCCTTCATGCTTGAACTGGATCACAACTACGTCAGGATCGTTAGTGTCTACCTCTCGATTGAAGGCGACGTTGTATCCGACCGAATACTGAAGGATGCCACTGGGGAACGCAGGAGTGACAACGAGAGTAACTTTCTCTCCCTGATTAAAGAGAGTATTCAAATTCGCAGGGAAATCATTCTCATTGGTAACATCTGCAAGGTCCTCAAGCCAACAGAGGATCTGACGGCCCTCCGCCATGTATAGAGCACCCTGAGCTGTGACCAATGAGAGGTAGACATCGTTGATCGTTATGGGATCAGACGTATCTACGAACACCCAGTTGTTCCCATCCCAGACCTCGATGATAGCGAAGTCAGTAGCGTCTTTGAATATCCTAACGAGCCTAGCAAACTCCAATCCCTCGCTGATGAACTTGTGTTCAACCAGACCTCGAACAGGGAAGCCCGCAGCCACACCAATCGCTTGCCAGCCAAAGTCCTTCCGAATAGCAGTGCGCTCAAAGCGAATATCGTCGAGGACAGGAGTCTCACCTGGCTGAATCGAGCGAGGAGATACGTCTCCCCTAAACCCGCCATCCATCCCCATCTGGCTAGGCTTAATTAGATCCGTTCCAGGCTCTTCGGGTTCTATCCCTTGGAATTTGTTAGCCATGCTACACCGTTACGAGAGTACTTCCATGGACAGGAAAGATTCGAATAGCGCCTTCAGCACCTGAACTGACTAGACGGAGACGATCCCCGTGAACGGGCTGAACTCGAGTACCAGCGTCGATGATAACGTCTAGGGTAGTGTCGATCCAGGTTACACCCTTATCAGGGCTAACCTCAACTGACACAACGCCGGTTAGAACGCTAGGTCCATAGATAGTCAAATCCTCGATCCCTGTCACGTCGATCACATTCGAGATCGTCTCTGTGCTAGGGATCGTCAAGTTTGCGAGTCTCACTATTCCCCCTTGTTCATCGAATGAACACCTATGTGGTTACAGTTCCTTTCTTCTCTTTGTTACCGAAGACCTGAGGAATGATCTTCTCAGCACTTCGTCCTACGATATAGCCACCGATACCGATTTGAAGCAGTCTCCACATTTGCTCAGGAACTTGGACAAGAGAGTCTACATCCATCATTCCTGTAGAGATCAATACAATCTCAGCTGCAAACGTGATCATGACAATAGGACGCCAGTTCCTGGCCAACCAAGACTGACTGTTCGCTTCGGCCATAATCACGGATGCTCTGGCCGAGGCTAGCTCCTTGTCATAGTCATACCCTACTTCTTTGAGATCAGCCTCAATCTGAGTAAGAGCAACCTTGAAGGCTAGTCGCTCCTCGTCAGTCGTCGTGATGTCGTCGATGAAGCCAAACGCCGGCTTGAGGATTTTACCTATAAGCCCTATAAGTGGAATTCCCATCAGTTCACCGGTACTCCTAGCTCGTCACAGATCGGCAGGAGACTGAGCATAGCAAGGGTATCAGCCCCTGTCGTTAAGCAAGTGAGCTTGACCTGAGCTTCTATCATCAAGGTACGTTGAGCCCTAGATACCTCTTTGGTTCGTTCACCCTCCTCGTACTGAGCAACGAACGTATCTATGTGAGCAACGTGCCCTTCAAACGTCTCAATGTGATTGTGGAAAGCCGCCTCGTGTGCTTCACTGACATCAGCAGGAGTATCAATACGACCCCCGATCGCTACCCATCCACCGGCGATTGCTCCTACTAATGCAATCCCGGCCAGGGCATTTCCCATAGTTATTTTCATGGTAGCCTCATAGTCCACATGTGATCAGACGACTTCGTTCGGCTAGCATCCAAATGCACTCCGCCCCCATCCTTCTTCACCATCCCCTTATATATCCCGTGAGTTCCTTTGTAGCATCCCACCCTGATGAACCCGACAGCGTACGCCCCTCGAATCACCCGAGACCTCTCCCGACTGTTCAGTACTTGAAGGTCTACCGCTATCCCTGGCACCTCTCCATGAGCAGACCTAGAGTCGTCTCGAAGGGTGTCGAGGACGCGGAATGGAACCTCTGCTTCCAGTCTGGCAGCATGGAGGAGCATAAGGAAGCCTACGTCCATCTTCTCTGGATCCTCGAACTCACCAGGCAAGAACTCAGGAGCTATTCTGCCCCAAACAGGATGATCTAAAGTAGCGAACTCCGGCTCGACTAGATCCAACGGTCCTACTTCCGAAAGGCTCATTCTGAATCTCCTGTGAATAGATCCTGGAAAACAACGGACCCGAAGAAACCACGACCTGGAGGAACGAGCTCTTGGGCTTCATGATTTGCTAGTACGGCCTGCAAAGCTTCCGCTAACGACTCATGATTACCCACCTCTGTTTTGATGAGACCTTTCAACGCTTCGTAATTTGCCTGTACAGCTTGGTCCACCACTGTAAATCCCAAGGCTTCCCAATTAGCTAAGATAGTCTTGATTGCTGCTGCCTGAGACTCATAGTTACCTATCTCAGTCTGTAGAACCTCTGTCAGAAACTCGTAGTTCTCAACACTTAGCTTCTCTACAACCCCTTGAGCCTCGTATACCCCTGTAAATGCTCGAAGGATAAATCCTGTAGTTGCGTGATGGTTAACAGCAGTCTGAATCACACTAGCCAAGGATTCATAGTTACCGATAAACGTCTGACTAATCGCTGCAAGGCCCAGAGACTCCCAATTAGCTATAACTGTCTGCTGGACTCCTGCCAAAGCCTCATGGTTCCCTACTATTGTTTGCAGAGGTGAAGCTTGAGACTCATGATTCCCTATTATCGTCTTAGTTAAGCCTGTCAGAGACTCCCATGGACCTGTAAAGACGACAGTAATCTGACCCCTGGATTCATGATTAGCCAGTACCGTCTGAATCGCTTCAGCCAAGCTCTCATGATTTCCTACTACAATCGTTGCTACAAGTTCTAGAGATTCATAGTTCAACAATCCCGTCTGAGCGATATCTTGAAGAGCCTCGTGATTCCCAAGAACTGTTGTAACAATAGATCCTCTTGCTTCGTAAGGATCCAAGGAAGTCTGTACCACTACCGCAAGAGACTCATGAACTCCTATCACTGTTTGCAGCACTTCTGCGAGCGACTCGTAATTACTCTCAACCGATTGGATAAGGCCTGCTTGAGATTCATAGCTTGCAGTCACAGTAGCCTCTGCTTCACTCATACTTTCGTAGACAGCAATGAACGCTCTGCGTACCACTGCCTCTGCTTTCTCAGCCTCAGTACGCAGCGCTCCATCCTGAGGATCTCCCGTTCCTTTCTGTGCTTCCGTTCTAAGAGCTGCATCTTGCGCGCCTGGTGGAGAAAGCGTTGACCAGACGCCAGATTCCAATATCGAAGAGTCTTCGCTGGCTTCGTTATGCAGGAAGTAACTGTAATAGTTGGTACCCGCTGAGAGTCCTGTGATAGCGAACGTTTCAATGCCCACTCCAGGACTCGTCTGATTATCGAAGTCAACTGAGCCTGTTCCATCCTTTAAGTCTGCAACAGAAGGAGGTGTTGCACTGGTTGAAACGTAGGCATATAGGGTTCCCGCTGCTGTATCGGTAGTGCAACCCACCGTCGCTGTTGTTTCTGTGATCGACGCTTCAGTGGGAAGCGATAGCTGTGGCTCAGTACCAACTTCATCTTTCAGCGATACTCCGGTTACTGCCGGATAGGTGTAGACTCCTAAATCAATGAGGGTTGAAGGATCTCCTGCAGTAACTTCAACCCCATCAATATTTGCGCTATTGAGGGCTATATTGTCGAAGAACTGTGTGCCATCAGTAACTGGATCAACACCAAAGCCAACTCCCATTCCAATAACTAAATCACTTGTTATTGAAGTAAGAGTTATATTCGCCGCGTTACCGAAGTCGTTGTGATCAGCTTGAGCGTCACGAACTAAATCTCCAGTATCCACCTCCTTAACGAAGACAACAAATATCTGGCCGGACTCAGTTCTGGCTCCTGCGGATCCAGCCCAGTTCCAATCAAAATCTACACTCGCCCCTACTGTGGGATTTGGTAAAGTCTGAACGCCTACGCTGTACTGATCGTTCTCTTCGATCAGGTGTACATCAACATCAAATGCGGTACTGTCCAACTGAAATACAGGAGCACCAAGATCTGCGCCGCCAGTGAAATGGCAGTACAGCACAACAACAGCAGTACAATCAGAAGGAACGAGAACGTTCTCATTACCGCTGTCTGCGCCACTACCATCTACATTTACCGCAGCGCCTGTTCTAACACCCATTACGCATCAACCGCTGTGATTTCGATTGACCCGTCCGAGAGGTCAGCAGTATCATCCTTAAAGAAGTGCAGGAAATACTTGCTGCCACTAACGAGCCCTAGTAGGCTGAATGTTCCGTCTGCCCCACTCGACACCAACTGAGCAACATGTGCACCGACTGGCTTGGGCGGGCTTGCTTCATCTGACAGGTAAGCTGTCACTTGTACGCTCACGACCGCCGAAGTCCGGTCATTGTTCTTAGTCGTGCCGTCGATCTTCCCGGCCACCACGACGGTGAGCGTAGCCAGAGAAGTCCCGATCACCGTGCCACCAGACTCTGTCAGCCGGAACTCGTACTCATCGGCGTTGATAGCGTCGGCATCGGAGAGATCAAGTGCCCAGTGAAAGTCTTGAAACTCATCTTCAAAGATTGTTCGAGTAAACCCGTTCGCTCCCTCCTTCTCTATGCCATCGGTGTGGCTCCAACCCTTGGTCGAGCAGTTTACGGAATTGCCGCCGCTATCTTCCGCTACTACAACCGCATTGCCATCTACCAGGTCACTAACCGTGGCCCACTTTATCTCTCCCGTTGCAGCCAGGTCATTCCACGAACCCGCATCCGAGACGTTCCTCCATTGCAACTTAAAGGTCGCATCGGTAGCATCGTCCATGTCATCGGAATCAACACAGTGGGCGAAGATAGCGATCTGTGCGTCAGTCAGGACGACGTTGGTCTCAATCGCTGCCTGCCAATTCCTAGCCCCAGCTCCAGCTCCATCAAGAGCGATGCGCCCGGCGTTCCAGCAACCCCCAGTAGCCAGTAACTCGGGCATTAGATGATCTCCCCGTCGTCGTCAGAGATTGGAGTACACGTGTCCACCTTCGACAGGAATAGAGTCATCCCCTTACGGCCAGCCAGTTTACCGCTCGCCCGTTTATTCTCCACGTACCCTTCGAACCTCTCGAGAGCTTCCTTTCGAGTAGCAGCTTTGATGAGGTGATCGAACTGTCGGGACTCAAGTATCCAAGTCCCACCACCGTCTTCGCATCCAGAAGAGCAGGGGACCTGACGCCAATATGAGATGAGCCACCCAACGGTCGTCGGATCATCAGGTGTGACCGGAGGCTGAGATCCAGGCATCAGGATCCTGGAGCGTCGTAGAAGACAGGAGCTTTCCAGCTGATCTCAATGCCGCACTGTGGGCAATCAGTCATGTGCTCAGCCCCGTCAAACGGATGCTTCAAGATCTCTTCGTTCAAGTCCCAACCACAGCCTTGACCTACCTCATCACCCCGAAGGCGAATAAGAGGCAGAGCGATCCTCTTGAGAGCAGGCCAATTCCCCTCTTCCTCTGGAAGGGCTCGATCAAGTACCATTCCTGAAGGAGTGTGGTTGTTCGCCTCCTGAATCAAGTCTTTGATCAACTGCCTCGCACCCTTCTCATCAGTATCTTCTACTGCTCTCCAAGCCTCAAACCCAAGCTGCTGACGTTCCTCAGATATCAGGTAAGGCCCACGGCACGTCTTCGTTACAGCTAAGACAACCGCCTCTTGCTCTGGAGTGTTTCCAGTTTTCTTTGCCATAACTACTTCTCCTTAGATAGTCGTACCGGCCAACTCGGTAGTGAAGGTATCCTTGATAGGTGCATCTGCAGAAAGTAGAGCCTGCTCAATCCACACACCAATGGCTGTGAGAGCTTCCAATGTAGTGCCAGGAACGCTCTGCTGAACAGAGTCATCAACGAATGTGATTCCACCAGGAGTGGTAACTCGATTCGTGATAGTCACTGAATCGTCCTTTGAAGCAGCTACACCTTGCCTAATACGGTTTGCAGGGTCGGCTGTCAACTGAACCTGCGCCGAGTTGAGGGTTAGTGTAGCATGCTCGTTCTCCCAGAACATCTTGTCGAATCTAGTCACTGGACCAGCAGCAGAAGCCGCCTTGATAAAGAAGGCACTGAATCCGCGCTGACCGATCGGAATAGTACCGACTGTTGCACCAGCTACCGATCGGCGAAGAGTTACGATACCAACTGCATCCCCATCTAGAAGAGCAGATAGCACTCTCTCAAACTGGGTGGCAGGAGAAAGAATAGCAGCTGTCGTTCCCGTCAGTGTAGCGGTAGCTGTAACGAAAGCACCAGCATCATTTCGTCCATCCACAGTCATGACCTGAGTTGTATCTCCCGCTGCTGCAGACAATACCTCAAGGTCATCCGTTGCAGCCAGCTGAGTGAAGCCAGGCTGATTGTCTACGTCACGAGCCCCGCCACCAGTAGCGGTGTCGTCCTCGGGACGGTTTACTGCCATATACGGTACTAGGTCCGCGGGCACAATAGGGCTCATGCTATCCTCTCCATGTTAGGTTCGCTCAAATCCGTTAGCCTGAAAGGTCACGCCAGCGATATCCGTTACTACATGAATCTCTGCCGGATTCTTGATATCAAACACAGCAGACCTTCTTGCTTCGTTTCCAGGAACAGCCTCATCAAAAGTCAGATAGTCTTCATCTACCGTCGCACCAGCTCCTGGTCGATGTACTACTTTCACCCTTGCAGGGCTAGAGACTCGATTGGCAATGAACACCTTGATTGTCCCTGTTACACCCACAGCTGGAGCATAAAGCAATGTCTCCGTCGCAGGTGCAGGACTCACGGCTCCGAGTCTCATCAGTCGTTACTCACGAATCTCATGAAAGCCTCAAAGTTAGGCATCACGATGTCAGTAAAGGTATTTCTCTGCGTGAAGGTATTGACTTCGTCCTCATAAGGGATGTCTACCGGAAGCTGAACTCTAGTAGCTATCCCAAATATCTGAGTGAACAAGATAGACAATGCGGCCTCATGCTGAGTGACAGCCGACGTACCGACTTGGAAATTAAAGATGTTACCTGACAGATCAGAAAAGCTGGCTACGGCACCTCCAGCACCTCCAGACCCACCACCTGCACCCCCAAAGAACCATCCATTCGGTCCTCGGACAAGGAGGTCACCCTCTGCAGGGATCGCTCCCGATGCAGCCTCACGGAGAAGCTCCTCAGCTTCAAAGCGCTTACTCATAGGAGGACTCTCCCTCGGAACGACTCATCTGCACCCATCCTCGGGTCCCGCTGTAGATCCTCGAATGACCGAGCGATCTGAATACCTTCTTGAGGATTCTGACTCTCCAACCACTCCTCGGTAGGCAGCTTCCGCAACTTGTTCTCGGCAGCCTGGAAGATGAACGTAGCCCTATCATTCTCCTCCAAGTCAATCAACGCGTTCCTCAGCGAGATCATATGGATCATTCTATCATACATCGAAGGGAGTCCAGATGTATCTGCGGTCGCAGCCAGAACAGGAGGTTCTTTGATGAAGAACATCTGCAATTCCTGTATGGCATCAGGCAGAGGAAAGAGGCTGATGAAAGCACCTGTCCTTTGGTAGTGAGTTGGAGTCCCTGTCGTTGTATTGTCGAACAACTCAAAGTTCTCGATCGAGGTCTTGATCAACCTCTTGTTCACGTCGTTGATTCGCAGAGAGAGCATTGCAAGGAGATCGCTCGGAACGTCATACTCCCTCTGATCAATGATCGTATCTGCGGTAGCACCTTGCCTCCGCCCTTGAATGTCCAGTTCACCAAACAGCTCGATAACAGCATCATTGACCCACTGATCGAGCCGCTCGTTACCTTGACGCTTCTCACCAAGGGCCAGGTTAATCCCGTCTCTGAAATTGCCTAGTGTCTCAAGTCCCACTTGCTGAACCCTCCACCGGATCGGCTGCTGTAGGCTGAGTATGTGTCAACCCGCCAAGAAGGAATGAGAAGTCCTGCCCAGTCAATCGACTACCTAGGTAGGTTATCGCTCGATTAGCCCAGGTCGTTGCCCTTGCATCCTCACCTACCGCGAGCAGGCCATATGCTATACCTAGGAGCAAGATGCCATTGTCCACGTACGGAGGCAGAATGGTTGTATTCCCGTCTGCTACCAGTGGAACCGGTGTCCGCTTGAAGAACGCCAGGAGATTGATAACTGCGTCGGGGTTAGGAAAGATCACTAGTTCATCACCCCTCCTAGTCCACCGTTGCGGCACAGCCTGTGCTACACTTCGATCCAACCTGAAGTACTCACTGTTCGGTATCCAGGTCAGAAGATTGTCGTTGTCCTCATCGCGAAGCATCTGCACGATTAGGGAGTCTGTCGGCCCCGCGTAATTGTTCTGGCCTTGCACCGTCGGAATAGCCAGATCATCATCTAGCTCGACGAAGTCAATGCCACTCGCAATGTCAGTATAGGCAAGGTTGATCCAAACATCTCGTCGCGAATCGTCAACGTTCGACCTGTCTCCCATAGAGGAGTCCAGCTCGGTACGAATCTGTAATAGTGTCAAGACGCCCATTAGACTTTCACTCTTACAAGGTCCACGTTAACTCCGCCACTCTCCCTCTCCGAGGCTACTTGGTGCTCAATCAGAACATGTTCCGCTTCAGCGGGGAAAGGAAAGTTACCGTCCTCAACGATGGACAGTTCCTCCCCTTGAGGCTTGAAGCTCGCAAGAAGGCGATCTCCCTCCTCAATTCCGAGAACCTTCAGGCGATTGCCTCTTCTTAGGCAGATCCATCCTGTAGATCCTATCTTATTGCTTTGAAGCAAAACGGCAGTCATCGTTCCACCTTGTTCAACGAATGAACAACTAGATCCCGGTAGATCCGTCGATACCTCTCCAGTCAGTCGAACCGGCACTCATCCTCGCGAGGATACCGAACCAACTGATCTGCTCCCGGCCTTCGAACCCACTGACGTCGTCAGGAGTCGATCTCCAGAAGAACTGCAACGGGTACGACCTTGAGTTCTTCGGGATCAAGGTGAACCACGCGTCAGCATCGGTCAGATACTGAGACTTCATCGGCATCAAACCCTGGCGACTGACAACGTTCGGCGTCTCCAGTGATTCGATACCGTCAGCCGCAAACGTCGTGGTGACCACTTGCGTCTGCAAGATCTCGAGGGCCTGGAACCACCCGAAGATCGACACCAACACGTTCGCCGGCATCACGTTGATCTTGAGATCTCGGTCCGTCCGCAGATCCATGAAACGCTCCAGCGACCCCTTGAGGGCAGTCGTGGACAGATCCACTTCCGGATTCGGCCTGTTGGTGAAGGTAAGTGCACCAACACCTACGTGAGTGTCATTGATGAGCGACACACCGTCATACGTCAAGATGGTCGTGAAAGCACCATTCAAGACGGCATGAGCTGTGACCTCCTCAGCTTCACGCATCGAACGAGCCAAGTTCGACGCACCCTGACTGTTCAGGGCTCCATATACATCATCCTCCACGGCCTCACGAGTGATCTCATACCCAAGACCAAATCCCGTGTGGATGTAGCGGACTTTCCCTCTGAACTTCGGCCGATCCATAGCAATCGGCGTTCCCTCGGGCCTCTTGACAGCGATTGGCATACCCGTCACTACCAAGTCATCTTCGTACGCCTTACTCGACGTGTCCACATTGAAGATGCCAGGATAGATCGCAGGAAGCTCGTTGTAGTCGTCGATAAAGACTTTGCGAGCACCAGGCCGCAAGAGGTTGTCGAACTGGCCTCTTACAACAGTCATGATCTCTCCTAGATCTGGAACTGACGGTTCGCCGCCAAGACACTGACCTCGAAGAACCCAGTCGGGCCGTCGCCTTTGAAGAATATGTCCTCAACGCGTAGACGTGCCGCACCACTCGCGGTGTCTAGCAGAGCAACTCCATCCCCATCGACGCCGACATCTCTGGATTCTCCAACAGCCGTCGCAAGCGGATTTGCAAGTCCCTCGAGGAAGAAGGTGCTGTCGGGGTACGCAACGAAGACAAGAGCGAACCCAGGATCGGGATCTAACTCAAGCAACACTGCATCATGAGCCGCAAAGCCCAAGATTACCGCCGGATCAGCGCCAGCTTCGATGATCTCGCCGCTACCATCTAGCAAGACCGGAGCACCCTCGACATAAGTCGCGGCACTCTCGAGAGGGAACCTACGTATCCGCCTTCCCTTGTTAGGGATTGCAGGCAGAGCCATTGGTGTCTCCTGGCGTTAAAGGCCTAATCCTCCTTGTGAGAATCAGGTACATTCACTTCTCGTTCCACGGCCTCGGTGATACTCACTCCTCGAGGACGGGGTTGATACTGACTACGCATCCCGTCTTTGAGCTTCATATCCTCCACAGCGTCGTAGAACTCCTCTTGGACCCGTCCCATCTCATCCTCAGTGGCCTGATCCAAGTCCTTCCTCATCTCGTCCCTGATAGCTTCAGCGACAGCCATCATTACTACGTCACCCACCCGAATGATATCTTCGGGCTTCATCCCTGGCAACATCTCACCGACGTCGTCACCAAGGTCCTTAACGTAGCACAGTCGATACCCGTCGATATGACGACTGGTTACGTTAGACAACTCCGGCTTGTGCTCCGGAGAATAAACGAAGCGTACACCCTCATTCGGATGCCGCTCGATGTACATTTCTGCGAGCAGCTTCAGACGCCGCCCAACCTTCCCCCCACTCCTCACTCGGATATGAGGGGCACCCGCCTTCTCTTCCTTCGAAGGAGTTTTTCTCTCCTTAGTATCCGCTTTTACAGGCATGTCTCAATTCATCCGGTAGGGAGCTTCAGCTCGGCAAGGCCTTCACTGTCACGATACTTAGCGAACTCCGCAACACTCATATCTGAGGCACGGGCAACTTCTTTCTCCAGCTCACTAACCTCTGGATCAGTATCCCCTTTGGGCGGCTCAGGAGTGCTAGGCGGTATAGTTCCTGACTTACCCCTAACCTCCCTCGCCCTTCCTTCGAGCACACTGGCCCCTAAGGCCATCGTGTACGCTCCCATGATATTCTGCCGTGTCGCAGGCATCTTACCATCCTTGAGAAGCTGACGAATCTGCTCCTCATGTTCAGCGAAGTCATCAACTTGACCTGCAATCATCGAGAACTCCGCTTCCCCTACTCGCTCAGAGAGATCACCTACTACTTTTGGATAGCCTCTCTTCGCAGCCCACCGATCAAGAGCCTTGTCCACATCTTCGAGGATCAGCTCCTCCATCGGCTTTTCATCGTCCGGATCTGGCTCAGCTGGGGGTTGTACAGATACCGCTCCCCTCAGTTCAGCAATCTGCGTCTTCAGATCGTCTACTTCGTTGTTCCGAGTTCCCAGGCTAGTGATCATGTGACCAAGTAAGAACTTGATCTCAGCCTCTGGCCTGTCCCTCAGATCCTCCGGTAACGCGTCCAGCGAGATCGTCCCTGCTGGATCCTTAGGCGGATCTCCTTCCTTCGGAGGATCGCCAGGCGGATCTTTCGGCGGGTCCTCCGGTGGATCTTTTACCTCTGGTTCTTCAGCCATAATTTCTCCTCTCATCGACGAGGGGTTAAGGTTACCTACGTTCTCCTGAAATCATCGCAGCCAGTTCAGGCTGATCACGCTCCAGGTCCTCAAAAGACTTCTTAATCTGCTTCTCCATGTACTCCTCAAACGGAGTCTCGTTAACCTCCGAGAGGTTCTCCACCAAGGAGTAGATCCGATCCCAGGTCTGGAGTGACCCTTGGCGACGGAGGAAGTCTTGGTGCGTCTCCGCTAGACTCAAGTACTCCACTATCTCGACCCCTAAGAGTTTCAGCCTCTCGCAGTAGACTTTCCAGCCCGCTGAGCTTTTCAAGGATCTCAGCGCTCTCAACTCCTCTGGCGAAATCTTCCAGTCCCCCCAAGTCTTCTGCTCGAGGAAGGAGACGCTCAAGTACTGTAAGGCCTGCAAGCGCTTCTTCCGGATCGGAAACGTCAAACGTCTCCAGAACATCACCCATGAATTTCTGAGCCCCTCCAACCATCGCACGAACAACCTCAGGTAGAGCATCTGGAGCCAACCCTTGAGCTAGAGGTAACATCTGTTGATAGAGATTGGTCAACAGGTTGAACATCGCAATCGAGTTCTCCCGCTTGACCTGTCGATTCTGCAGTGATGTTGGAACCTGTACTCTGACAGCCAATCCCAACTCCACTACACGCCGTGGAAGCCTGAAGATCGATTCCACTGTTCGGCCCTTCTTACCCATCCAGGCCACTCCCTTCCCATTTATTCCGAACTGGAAGTAGAGATCAATAGCCTGGCTACCAACCTCGTTTAACCCTGAGCGGATTCCACGAACAGTCAGATCGATCCTCTTGGCCTGCTCCTGGAGAAGGGCTAACTGGGCCGAGGCGGTAGTACGCGAGACAGGCTGCGCACTCCCCGAAGTTGCCTCGCTTGTCCCAGATAGCCGATCCCCATAGTCCCTAAGCATCAACTCCTCGTTCACAGTCGACGGATAGATCTCAGAGATTTTCATCTCCCTGATATCGTTGTGAACATCCATGACCTCAAGGATCTTCCCTGAGTACAGTGGATCACCAGGTTGAAGGGCTCGAACTCCTTTCCGCTTCAGGAATATCTTCAAGCTGGCCAGAGTGATGTTATCGGATCGCTGGTTGTAACGAGAGCTGATAGCCTCCTGAATCTGCTCCAGCATCTCGCACAGCCCTTGATCGTAGAACCTTCCAGGTACTGGGAAGTAGCCCAGCTTGATGAAGGGCCGCTTTCCATGCCAGTATGGGTGAAACTGTCGTCCAACAATCGCCTGCAACTTCTCGCAGTAGTAGACGACAATCTCAGTCATCTTGGGCACTTCACCATTCGACTTCGCGTTCGCCTTCAGGTTGTAAGTAAGCCAGACTTCGTAGAACACGAACTCCTCTCTGAAGTGTGGCTTGGTCTCCTCGATCTCCTCAGCCACTCTCTTGGAGTCCGGAACCTTGCCACTATCAGCAGGTTTGAGATCCTTGAGCCTCTCCCAGGTTCCCTTCTCAAAGCGGCCACTCCGCTCGTGGTCCATGACATCTGTCTCATTCAGACGGAGCCTCTTGGCACACCACCTAGCCTTCTGAATGTCGGACTCACCAAAGCGAATGATGAAGTCCTCCAACGTCATGTTATAAGTGATTGGCCCATCGTGCATGATCAATGTCTTGGGAAACACACTCTTCCCGTCCGACGTGATCTGGAAGTACTCCTTCTCAATAGCCTCATAGCCCACCTCGAGTATCGAAGTACCAAGTTGAGCCGCTTCGATAATCCAGGGGACAGCAGTCTTATCGATCTTCAGATCCCTCTCTGAGGCGATGTCGAGGAACCTCTCGAGCTCGTCGATGAAGGGCTCCCACTCCTCAGCTAGATCCTGCAATACCCACCTGGGACGAGCAGTCAGGGTCGCTTGAACTAACTGAGCAGTGAGAGTATTCACCGCTTCCTTCACAACTGGCAAGGTCAGATTCGACGCACCGTAGAACGGGAACGTTTTGGGTCCATCTGGCATGGGCACATCATAGACCAACTTCCACCTAGCCAGCTTCTTCTCGAAGTCACTTCTCTCCGACAGCGCTCGCCAGATCTCATCCCGTACGAAGTTGCTGACGTCAGTCGCAACAGGATCCCACATCTTACTAGGAATCTTAGCCGGGATCGGCGTCTCTTCGATAGGAGCTTCAGATTCTCCCTCAGGTTCTTTAGAGAGAATCGTCAGCTCATCTACCGGCTGTGGTATGATATGCTCTGCCATAGTTAGGCGTCAGGCTCCTTGCCCCAGTTCTTGACGTCAGCTACCGTGATCGCTCCACCCTTCCCAGAACCTTCCACACCCTCCAGATCCTCCGCTGAGATCCCCAACTCGGCAGCAACCTCAGCTGCACGATCAGTCGAGTAGTTGATCTGGATCCCCTCAGTTGAGGGATGAACCTCGGCCAAATCGAACGGGCGAGCTGCTTTACCCTTCAAGTGTTGGGGAAAAGATTGCGTCGGCATGTTATCTCCTCACTTAAGGTGTGTTAGCCCAAACGGTACCTGGTGATACAGCAGGGATGTTCGTCCACGGCGTACTATCGTCTAAGAGCGCTATCGGTGGCGGAGTGATTAGTGGATCAGTCGAGAAAGATAAGAACGCAATCCTCTGCTCAGTCTCAGCTCCAGCATTTCCTGGCATCGCCCAACCGATAGCCTCGCCAGCCCAGTCGTCCAGCCCACCGCCGCGAGGCTGGGAAAGGTTCTCACCATCATTTGCCACAGGCTCATCTGCCAAAGCACCGAACCAGATCTTGATGAAGAAGTCGTCGTCAGTCTGAGGATCGACAGCACTCTGCACTCTGCGAGCTCTGACCCAAGCCCAGGCTCCATCCTGCCAGGCTTCCTGTGTATCAGCTGTAACTGAGTTGCTCGAACTGCCGTCGTTGGTAGAGAACAATCCACTCAACTGATCAGGGTCGAGACGGAAGAACGCGCCGCACCAGTGATCAAAGTCAGCACCGGGATTCTCACTGTCGAACCCTACCATATTGGCTGCGGGACCTAAGAGCTTGCGGCCGTTAACGGGTATCTCGAGCCAGATACGAGCCAGAAGCTCACCGCCTGCAATGTCCATCAGACCATCGAACGCATCGAGCCCAAAGCCGAAACCTCGGAAGCCCTGCCCGTCCATCGAAAAGTAGCGGCCCTCCTGAGGATCATCGACGATGGCGAACGTGGTTACCGGAGTGTTGCTGATCCCGTACTCCGTGATGCCTGACGGGAGAACAGAACCTATCTCGAACTCACTGAAGTCAGTAACTCCGACAACGACTCCGTTAACCTCACCTATGGAAGGCGATGTAGCCCCCACAGCGGGGAAGGGAGTCCAGACAGTCTTTACCGCTGCAGTAACTTGGAGTAACAAAACCGACAGGTTCCCTGAGTCAGAATCATCAGGTTCAAGCTCGATACCTGCAGTAGTAAAGAAAACCCAGACGGGTTCCGTATCATCAACGTCAAGATTCATACGTATCCCCATCCTAAATATTCCACTGCCGCCAGCTATTGCTGCGTTCAGGTCTGCAAGAGCGAGGGCATTGAAGGCCGCTTCGTTCTTTACAGCACCTACGTTCAAGTCTCCAAGAGTAATGCGGGTAGTGTAGTCTGATGTACCAAACTTGGAGTAATCCGGATCTGAGAACTCTGTTGGTGAATCAAGCTCGGAGAGAGAGACAAAGACTACCTGTGAGAGCTCTGTGAATTCATCAGTAACCGCAGCGAGGTAGAACTCAAAGATCGCAGAGTCGACTACCGAACCCAGGCTGATACCTGAGATATCGAAGACTATGATTCCCCTAAGCATTGAGAGGAAGAAAGGACTGCTGAAAGATGTCGCCACCGCACAGGCACCAAAGTCTTCTGTTGGCTTGGAGATAGAAGTTGTTTCAGTTACATCCGCATCGGCTTGGTCATGTAGAAAGTCGAACGTGCGGGCCGGGGAGAACTCAGTGGCTATACAACGACCATAGAGCTTCCAATCGGGTATAACTAAAGTCAACTCTCAACTCCTATAGTTGTTCATTCGTTGAACGCCTAATTCCCGAAAAGGTCCTCAAGTGATCTTCGTACTATCTCATCGATTCGATCTGTTTCCTGCAAGTCTCGAACTCCAGTTCTGAGCCGGGAAAGAGCATCATCTACTGATCCGCTCACATTGAAGTCTGCTCGACTAAGGGGCGATTGACGGGTGTCCTCAAGCAACTTATTAAAAAACTCAAGGCCCTCAGATTTTTGCTTAGGGGAAAGTCCTTGCGGTGCACCTCGACGCTGAGCCAATTCCTCGATCTGCTCAAGTACGCTTTTGCGCATCCTATCAGCCTCTACGAAACCACCGCCCCGCTCCTCTGCTCGAACTAGATCCTTGAAGATCTGCTGTCGAATCCCTTCGATATCTCTAGGCTCAGTCTTAGATATCTGATCTAGAAGACTACCGAGTGCTTCGTCCGAGCTACCCCCTCGACCTATTACAGCGTCAAAGTCTACTAGGTTTTTCTTCGCTTCCTCAAACCTTTGAAAGGGTCTGCCTCCAGGACTAAACCGATCTAATTCAGCGTCTGCAATCTCTTGAAGTAGTTGTCTCCTTTGTACTGCTTGCTGAGAAGGATTAAGACTCAATATCCCCTCACGCGTTACTCGATCCGCCTGAACCTCACGAAGCAAACTACCCGCTTCGACGTCAAGAGGCTCAACTCCTCTACGTAGCATTCTTGTCGTGTTAGGCGCAGCCTTTTGTGCTATGTCTATGATATCAGCGTCCACCATAAAGTCCGCCATATCCACTAGCTTCCTCTTTACTGCTCCTCCAGCTGTCCTGAGTCCACGACCACCTGCCCTCAATAGAGAACCAAGCCCTCCACCCGTCAGCAATCCAATCAAGATCTGTGTCTTAAAGTCTGGATC